AGGAGATGTTATTGTTACTACTCGGTTAGCTGCCGCTACCACCATGGAAGATGGGTTTGCAACTGAGTTGGTCTGATAGGTTATAGAAGCATTCGCAGCAGCAGATATCGGACCTTTCATGCGAACCCCGATAACTTCTAACAACCTCTTTACACTGTCTCGACTCCTAGCTGTCCCTAAGTAGTTCTCATTGGCTAAGTAATCAGACTTATTAGATTGAATGTGCCCAATCGCAGCCATCATCTCCGTAAGGAGCACCCCAAAGTCGGAGCTTTCAAAGTTGTTGTAGTCTAGAGGAAAAGTAGATTTAACATACTTTATTAAGGTATTTCTAAGACTTTCGAAGTCTGAGGCGCTATAGTCAATAAGTTTTTGCTTATTGTCTAACTTAGATGGCAATAACTTTAAAAAGTCTGAATCTACTGTTCCTGAAAAGACGACCATTATATTCTCACTCCAACATCAAAAGCTGCTGAAATAGCATCCTTAATAGAACAGAACAAGTTGACCTTTAATTGACCACCTCTAGTCTCAAAAACTTGAACTTTACCCAAGGAAACTGTGCTAAGGTATCTACGTATGGAGATTACAATCTCTTCTTTTATCATTGAAAATGTAGCCTCATCCAAAGGCTCCATTAAGAATCTCCTGAGATTGCATCCATAATCAGGACGCATAAATCGCTCACCGCGTTCGGTCCTGATTAACGATTGCAGATTAGACTTTATTAATTCTAAATTAGTTGCCTTGCTAAAATAGCCATTCTTGGGATTAGTATTTATCGGATACTTTAACCCCTGAAGAGAGGGGTCTTTCAGGACAGTCGCTCTCTGAAGAAGTCTAGGGGAAACGGTCCCGTATCTTTTTACGTTATTCGAAATAGGCATTTTAGTTTATTTTAAATACTATACTCGCATCAGGGCACTTCAACATTCTTAAAGAAGTTCTGAGTTGCGTTATAATTATTTAGCACCTCACTATCCTCAAGCGGCTTTGAATAGAACCTAGTGCAGCCTAAGTAACCTCGCAAGCCACTTACCTTACCACCGTATTCACCGCCCATGAAGTTACCGCCTGAGAAGCCATCGGTATATCCACCGCCAAGAATCCAAGGAGTAAAGTAAGTATCTAGGAACGGACCACCCGAGTATTCAAAAGAGTTATTTTGCTTT